GTTATGTTCCTTCAGATAGCGCCGACGTTCTGACCGACTCGTAAAATGAACGGGATCATGCGCCACGTTTTCGTTCCACTCGTCAATATCGTCGCCAATGACGCCAAATGGCTTCTCTGGAAATCCGTGCGGACAGAACGGCCATTCCCCGACCTGCATTGCCTGCTGGCAGCGGTCGCAGATCACATTACACCCCCGTCCATCGGCTGTCCGGTGTTGGGCATCCCACCCGTCAAGTCCGTCTGATGCTTCGATAGCGATTCTGCCACAGCCACCTTACCAGGGTGGGTCGTATTCGGCGCAGCCATCCCATTCCCGGCGTCCTGCGCTTGTTTCTTGGCTTCGAGTGCGTGTTCAGCCATCAGCGCGTTCATCGCCCCGGCCTGCGCTTCCTGCACGGCCTGCGGGCTGATATTCACGCCAGCCTGCCGCAGAATCTCCATCACAATCGAGAACTGCGGATTGTTCGGGTTCAGGTCGTCGCCCTTGAACGAGAAGTTCGGCTGCGTCGGCTCAGGATGCGGCGGTTGCGGCTCCGCTATAATATCCTGTGGATAATGCAGCTTCGGTAGCAGATGCTTCAATAGCTTCGACCGATCCACCAGTGGATCTTTCGCAAAGAAGGCATATTCATCTAACGCACGCTTCCGCTCAGAGGCGAGGTCCGTCCGGAGTGCCGAATCTGCCAGTGCGGTAAACGCGAGACGCGCCGGCACCTGATGCCGCCACTGGTCCCATTCGGCCGCCTTCTGCTGGCCCACAATCGCCGTCGCATCCTTCACCGACAGGAACCGCTGAATCAGCGTGGAATACTTCGTGACGCCACGCACATACCAATCGAGGACGACTCCGCGCTCAAGGCCGAGGCGCGCATTGACGTTGCTCTGCGTGATGTTCGCTTCTGTCGCGGTCTGATCGCCAGAGGAGTTCGCTCCGCTCTGGTTCGCGTCGAGGGCGTGGGTTCGCGCCAGGTCATTGTCAAGATGGTCGTTGAACGCGAAGTTCTCGCGCGGATACGAGCCGTGCGGCAGTTCCCGAATCGCTCCATCACCGTGGAAGGCTTCATCGGGGACGCCAATCATGCCGCCAATCGGTGAGCGGACGATCTTCGCCAGCGCATCAGGTGGGAGTGTCTGCGCGTTATACATCCACCGCATGGTGTTCGCATCACGCTGCTCGACCATCTGCCCACGGAAGCGGTTGAGTTCGTTCACCAGTGGACGGGAAATCGTGCAGTCCGACGCGATATACGCCGAGTCCGTCATCGTCCGAATCGTCAACGGATGCAGCGGGAAGCCGATCAGCGAGTCCGGAGACAGTTCCCCTGTCGGCGTGAGCGTCTGATACGGAGAATCCTTATGCTCAACCGGCGATTCGATCCCATCGATGAAGACGATCAAGCTCTGGTGGAGCGGATGCGGACGTTCAGGCCGATAGAGGGCCGACTTATAGAAGATGATCTGCCCGCGCACGACGTTATCAGCTACCGTCTGGAGGCCGTAGTCGAATTGGAGGCTCTTGTCGGAGGCCGCACCGCCCTTGAAGTCTTCCGGTACCCACTGCTTGCCGATGCAGACGGCTATCGGCAGTTCGAAGTCGTAGCCGAGCCACGGCGCTTCATCCCACTTCGTCGAGCGAAACTGCGCGGGAATTAACCCTTGGCGAGGCGAAATCCAGTGCCAGAAGATATCTTCGTAGACCGGGACAGGAGCAATCGTCGTTGTCTGACCGTCAGGGCCAGGTATCGGTGTCGGCACGGTGGCGCTTTCGTAGCCCATCACCGTCCAGCCCGTCCCTGATGGGCAGAGCACGTCGAACAGCGCCCGATGCACGAGGTCTTTCGCGTCGACGCCATGCACGCCGAGCTTGCTATTCAGAATGTCGGTATGCGCTTCGAGGAGGTTTTCCTGCCCGGAGAACAGCGGAGACGCCATGGCTTGCACGTCTGGACGCTGATAGAACAGATCGGCTTTCTTCCGCTCCACTAACGTGAAGTCCCGATTCGTGTTCAGTGTCGCGCCATACCCTGCGGGGTTAGCTGAGAGCTTTGGCGCGTAGGCGTCGATATTCGCGTCCCACCACTTCGAGACTTGCGTGCGGATCGTCCGCGCTTTGTCGATCTGGTCCTTCCACTGGCCCATCTGCTCAGGCGTAAGAGGGACAATCTCAGGCAATGCGAACCTCTCGGTCGAGTAGTCCAGGCGCTCTGGATTCACGTGACTTATACCAGCCGAGCGTGCCTTCTCCAGACGCGAGTGCTCGCGTTATCTGTCGGCCTAGCGGCGGACGGCTCATTGCCCCATACCGCAGCGCATCCAGCGCATGATCATCGCCACGGGTGTCCACATCGTCAGGGTTGCTCTTGTCACACATCGCGCTCGCTAACGTGCGCCTGAGATAGGCACACTGCGGCTCCGCTTCTACCGTCAACCACGGCGTGCCATCTGAGGCAGGGCGCAGCAATTCGTGGATTCTCTGCCAACCGGACATTCTATCGTTGTCACCTTTACGCATGGGGATGCCATTACGAAGCAGTGTTTCAGCGATAGCTTCGCCACGTCCAGCACCAGTATGCTGCCACATCGCAGGATCACCAGCGCAATAATCCATCTTCAGTCCAAGTTCTCTCGTGCGCTTCTTGATCTGGATCGACACGTCATGAACGGTTGTCTGCTGGAACTTATACTCGCGCCAGATATGGTAATGGCCGTCAAGCAACGGCAACCACCACAATACGACGCCATATGCATTGAATCCCCAGTCCATGCTCGTAAAGCAGCGTTGATCACGCAACGCTCGGCCTCATCTTCGCTTCATGCGTTGCGAGGTAATGCGCCGCACGCCAGACTCGAACAGCGCTGTCTCCTAGTAGTCCAATGGCACGATTACAACTGTTGCAGAGAAGCCCACGAACAATATTGGCCCCATGAATGTGATCTACATGAAGCGTGGAACTTTTCTTAGCTCGGCCAGTTGGAATACATCTGCAGATAGCGCAACGACCATCCTGTGATGCCACGAGCGCTTCGTATTCCTTGAGCGATATGCCGTAGCGTCTGTTGAAGTGATAGTCCTTTCGCGCATTGATGTTGGCGAAATACGCTTTCCGATCGGCTGCGCGCTTCTTCGCCTTCCACTCAGGCGTCTGGCGGATGAGATGTAGTTTAGCGAGTATCGTTTCCCTGTTCCGAGCGTAAGACGCTCTTACGCATGCCTTTTGAATCTCGGGCTGTTCAGCATATTTCCGCTGACTTCGTAGCCGATCTCGCTCTCGCCGTTTAGCCTTTACTTCGGTGCTCATGCGGCCCGCAATTCCCGCACATGCACGGACGCATCCCATTCCCCGAAGAACGCGCCATCAAAGGCATACCAGTCACCTTCGGCCAACTGCTTGTAGCGCACCCCTGAGAGGTTCGCCAGCGTCGTCGAGTGGTAATCCTCGCGGATATAGGGGTTATCCGTCACCTTCGCAGGAATATACACCCATTGCGAGGCAATGTAACCGTCTGTTTGTCGTCCCGTCTCGTCATAGACAGGCCGCAAACGCGGAAACAGGTCGTAATCGGGTGTGTGGTCGATGAACATGTCACGCAACCACTGTGCAGACGGCCCTCCCGGATTCGTCACGGGCATAAAGCGTGGGAGGACTTCATTCCCGTTGATGTCGGTGTAGACCTTCCGGGCGCGGGTGGAGAGTTCAGCGAGTGCCGTCACGCCGCGGGTATCGACGGGATACACGCTGCCTTCTTCTGGCACAATCACGCCGTATTCGGTGCCGAGATACCGCTGCAAGGCGGCGAAGTCCGCCATATGGCCGCAGTGGATCTCAGAGCCGTTGGCGAAATAGGCGGTGTCATTGGCGAGTCGCGCGCCTAGGGCCGGCAGTTCTCGACGCATATCGAAGAGGTGCGTCGTCTCCAACTGGCCGTAGTTCTCGCGCAGGAGAAGCGCCTTATGGTTCGGCACGACGAGGGACCGCTTATAGAGCCACTGGCGAACACCGTGCGATTTACCTGGACCTGCTTGCCCGCCCCACAGCACATTTGTCGCTGTCGCTTCTTCGAACATGACCTGTGACGGCAACGGCACGTTCACGCATCTGCGAATTGACTCTTTCCCCTGCTTCGAGGTCACGACGAGGGCTTGTGTCGCCTGACGCGCACAATCGACAGGGCAGAGCCAGCAGCGCAAGCCGAGAATGTCCCCCACCACCAGCGCACGTGTACACCAGCAACAGGTCGCACGATTATGCGGTGTTCCGATGGGGTCTTTCAGGCTCGCCATGTTAGTTGATGTTGAACCCGCTCATGGACACGCTCTGCACTTCGCCTGTGACGCCCGCATTGAGCTCAGCCGTCATCGCGGTATTCGTGGTGCCCGCGAGGTTCAACCCACACACGGTATTCGGCGCAATCGTCTGCACGCCCGCTGCCGCGGCGACGAGATGCGCGATGGCGACCTGCCAGATCACCGTGCCTGCGCCTGTCGCGCCGTCACGCACGGCAAGGTTGCCGGCGGAGGCGACCACGGCGGCTGAGGAGTCGGCTGCCCACGTCACGCAGTCCACGACATGCCGCACCGCGGCTTCTGCCGCAATCGTGGCGGTGCCCTGACTGCCAGAGGCGGGAAATGACACAGACGTCCAGCGGGTATTCTTCTCCGCGAGGGCCGATCCGACAAGGTTCCGTGCGGTCACCGTCGTCGCTGCCACGCTATTCGCTAGTGTGAGGGACCGTTCCGTATCCAGTCCACCTGTAGCCGATCCTGTGGCGAGTTGCTGAATGATAGGCTGTTGCGTGCTCGGATGCGCGCCTAGGATCGCCCACGCGAGGCCTATACTCACAACCAGCAGAAGTCGCTGTTTCATCGGGTGCTTTCTGCGCGCACAATCGCGCCGGTGACGTCTACGCTGTCCGCCTGACTCAACTGATACTTCCCCGCGAGATAGCGTGACCAGGACTGTGCCGCCGCTTGTGCCGCCTGCATTTGCTCCAGCACCGCCGCGTGGTAGCCGAGGTCCGCTAGGTCAATCTGCGATGGGGGCGCGATGGGTTCAGGTTTCTTCGCCATGTGTCTTAGGCTACCGTGTTGATGGCGGTCCACGTGGTGCCGCCGTCCGTGTTGATATACGCGCGGGTGACGTTTGATGCGCCGTCACTGCGGAGGTAGAGCGACCCTTTCGCCGCCGTCAAGGACGGAGCGCCCGAGCCGAAGAAGGTGCCGAAGTTCGCCGTGCTCGAAAACGTGAAGCCCGCGCCTGCCGTCCCGCCTGCGGGAATCGCGGTAGCATTGCGCGCGATGAGGCTCAACGGAGAGGTGACGGAGGCGCTACTGATCGTTAAGCGCGTCGTAAGGGTCTGCGCTGTGGTGCCTGTCGTGAGGACGGTGGGCGTCTGGAAGATGAGCGAACTGACCGCGCCCGCGCCAGTGCCCTTGCCGGATGCGATCGTGAAGTTGCCGCCCGTCGTGTCGGTGCCGGTGATGCCGTTGCAGGCGCTCAGGGTTTGCGCGACCGCCGCGCCGTTGACATCGAACCCGAACTGCACACTCGCTGCAGCGACGCGCTTGAGCCAGACGTCCCCGTTCCAGCCAAACGCCGCACCCGTGCCATTTGAGGTCACGTTAATGCCGTCCAGGGTGACGGCTAGCCCCCCCGCGACATAGAATTTCGTCTGATACCCGCCGAGCGCCGTTTCGATCGCAAACTCGCTCGTCCCCGCATTCACGGCAAGATAGCCATCCTTCCGGATGGACAGCATGTTGACGCCGCCGGTCTGCCAGCGTTCGATCAGCGACCCCGCCGCGCTCGCCGTGCTCGTGATGTTCGTCGTGGACCCGATGAACGTCACCCCCACCGCATTCCACGTCTGGGTATTTGTGAAGGGGTCCGACACTGTAATCGTCCCACTCGCTAACGTGCGCGTGAACGCCGTATCGGTGCCGTCAAACGCGGGGATCGACCCCGCCACCGTCGGCGTCGCGATGGCCCATTTCGGCGTGCTGTTCCCGATGATCAGGGAGCCGCGCACCACAGACGCCGTGAGGGTATCCAGGTGGAACGGCGAGAGGACGTTATGGGGCGGAAGGGAGACGCCCATCAAGAGAATTCCGTGATTCGCATATTCCCATTCGCACTTACCCAGATCCCGTCGATGATCCCGGTATAGAGCGGCTTCGAGAGATCCAATGTCTGCGAGGGAAAGAGCTGGTAGGTGTAACTCGATGACGTCGCCGTGGCCGCAAACTTCACGTAGCAGCTTT